GAGGTACTGTATACCGCGAACTCATCAACCTGCATGGCTAGAGCAGCAGAAGTAGAGTAACCAATATCAAGACCTGATGCTGCACTCCATCCTGTACCCGCCGCAGTAGAAGTAGACGAATCTAGAGTTCCGTTGATGTAAAGGTCGTAACCGCTAGAAGCCTTTGCCACAAGAACGATGTGAACCCACAAACCTGTGTTTACAGAGGCATTAGAGGTTAGTCGAGTAGAGCCGTTAACTGCAATGTTCAACTTTCCAGTGCTAGTAACTGTCCAGTAGTGAGAGCCATTAACGTCCTGGTTACCCCAGGATAGAACTACGCCATTAGCGTCAGTAGTCTTTAGCCAGAACTCGTAAGTGTTGGTTCCTGTGTTGAATGGGTAGCCTACAGAAGTACCGCGCACGTATCCCGTGCTGGTACCACTCAGGTTAACTCCACCCTGAACCATTGCTGTTGCTACAGAGGATGCTCCGCTGCCCCTGGTCATGTTGGCTGTACCGCCACTACCAGAGTTTACGAAGTTGCCAGAAGCCTCATTGAACTTCCACCAGTAAATCGGAGCGTCCGCTGTTACTTGATCATAGTAAGTCATAAAATGGGTAAACCCCTAACGCTATGCAGCGCTAAGGGTTAGACCTCCTTCGTTTAGGTATGAGTTTGGAGCGTTCTTTAGAACGCTAGTTAGGAAAAGGGCAGAACGAACTGTGGAGGTAACCACTTCGAAAGTGATCCTCCATAGGGTCTTCACTACCGCCGTCACCTTGGCAACAACCTTTGCGGTCATTGCTAGGTTCATGCTTGCAGCAGTTACCTCCACAGTTGTGTTCATGCTAGTTCCTCTTTCCTATCACGCAGTGGTGGCGGTGAATACGCCGTCTGCGCTCCATCGGATTACGAAGTCACCATTGCTGGATGCACGGTCGGTAACGAAGTCGTAGTAAGCGATAAGAGGCTTGTTAGCCGCAGACGCACCAGAATCGTTGTAAACAACCGCGTAACGTGCAGTGATGCTAGAGTTTGCCCACGTAACATCGTTCGCGTCAAACTTTACGGTGTTGGTTGCAGAGTCGTAAGACACAACCTTACCCGTTAGAAGTGCGCCACCAGCGGTGTAGCCGGTACCAGACACCTCGTGAGCCGAAACATCATCTAGGTAGTCGTGCGTATCCTGGTTAGGAGCGTACGAACTTGCCATAAGCATTACCTTAATGTTGTCGGAATCCCAATCAACTTCCTTGTTCAAGAACGCCTTAGCAGCGTTACCATACATCTTAGTAGCCATTAACTAATCAAACCTCCGTCTTTTCGATAACCTGGAATGCCTCGCCGGTTGCAGGAACGAATGCAACTCGTGCACGAACCTTCAATTCACGCTCGTCATAATCCCAGCGGTGTGCAGCAACCTGAGACTCGATACCAGTACGGTTACCAAGAATTAGGTGCTGACGGTTACCAACGATTAGAAGTGGGTTACCCGTAGGAGCAACCTTTGCAGTCGTATCAGTACGTGCACCAGTCGTGTAAACAACTGGAACTCCGAAGATCGTTGGGTTTAGACCTGCGTTACCTGGCTCAGAAACAACGCGCAGGCCGTCTGCATCCTTTAGGTTACGTAGAGCACCCTTGAAGGATGGGTGAGCGATGATTACAGCGTCGTCACCGTACTCGCCAGTCTCCATTGCAGAGAATGCATCGTTCAGCATCTCAAACTCTAGAGCACCAGTGGTAGAAACAACGTTACCTGCATCAGTAGCAGCGGCATAGACGGATAGGAACGGAACATCGGTGCCTGGGGCTACCGCGTCGCTCGTAACGCCTAGTGCAGCGTGATCAAGACGCTTTGCGAAGTTGCTTGCCCAAGCGTTCTTAGCCTGTGCAAGGAAGTCAACAACAGCATCCTCGTTATCCTCTTCCGAAATGGTGAAACGATCAGCGAACTTAGTCGTCTCTAGCAAAACCGTGTCTAGGTTTGCAGAAGCCTGAGGAATCTGAGTACCCTCAGCAACAATGTCTACATCGGTGGAACCGAAACGTAGAACCCTCTGCGAATTGCTCGTCATACGAACCTTACGTGCTACCTGCTGGATTGCGCTCTGCGCCTCTACAGCCTTAATTACCTCACTACCAGTAGGCTCTGGAATCCATCCATTAGCCTTGGTCAAATCAATACGTGCCATGTTTTCTTTCTCCTTAGAATTAGTAATAGTGTGTTGCTCTTGGTACATTGTCCAACATACCGGGGAGCGGACGCACACTATTACTTGTCCAAGTCGTTGTGTGGCCCTTTCCCCAATATGTTAGCACAAATATGTTTCTAATCGCCAAATTAGCCCTGTGCGAATAGCGCCTTTGCCTGAATCTTGTTCAGGTCTGTCTCAGGCTCTACCGCGCCCTGTTCATGAGCGTCAATAGAAGCGGCCCTGGCCTTCTTATCGAATACCTCAGGGAAGTCCTTCTTGAATTCAGAGACCTTATCTTCAAATCCAACAAGCGCACCCTCATCATCGAAGTCAACACCCTCTAGGGAGAGACGCTTTAGAATGCGATCTACGTCCTTTACGCCCTCATTCTTTAGAATGTTACGGGCCTCGGACTCAATTGCACGTCCCTTCCACTTGGATACCGCCTCGTCTGATCCAGAAGCCTTTAGTTCCTCTAGTTCAGTCACCGTAGCGGTGTGGGTATCCTTTAGAGCCTTGAAATCAGCCTTGTACTGCTCATGTGACGCCACGTAAGCCTCTAGGTTGTCAATTACCGTGCCGTCTTCTAGTGTTGCCTTAGTCATTCAGTATTACCGTCCTTTGCTTCAAATGTTTCGCTATCCTCAGTGGATACGCGTGTTGCTCGCTCATACGTTGCAGAAAGACCTGCTTCACGCTCTGCACGAGCCTCTTCTAGAATGCCTGGAATCTCATCCTCGTCATATCCAGCCTCACGTAGAGTCTGAGCAATAGAAACACCAGCATTGCGCTTCTTAATTGCTACGTCCCAACGTGCACCTTCATCCTGAGACTCCATTTCTCCCCAGGTGATTTCCACCTTAGCATTAATGTTTTCTGCCTTCAAAATGAATGCGAAGATTTCCTTCCACGTCTGACCAAATGATGCAGCACGGGCACGAACCTTCTTCAATAGCGGAGCCTCAGCAGTACGCAAAGCCTCACCAGAAGGTACATTTCCTGTACGCTCAAAGTAGTGCAACGGGGTGTTGGTCAACGAAGCACCAGCACGAATAGTGTTCTTGATTGGCTCCCAGAAGACCTTAGGGTCTGCTGGCTGGAATTCTCCAACCTTTTCCACGTTCGCTAGGTACCAAAGTTCACCTGGGCCGTTCTTTAGCGCGTTGACGTTCTCACGGTCGGTATCTCCCTCGTTGAAGTCATCAACCTCACTAGAAGCACCAGCCTTTGCAAGGGCATAACGCTGTGGAGCGCCCTGGTAGTCAATAGTGATCATTGACTGGACGAACTCCTTGTTGATGTAATCCTGTGCATCATAGAAATCTGCATGCTCTGGACGACCAAATGGACGTGAAGTGCGGAAGTGGAATACAGGAACCTCTCCAAACTCATTGTCAACGGTATCGATAAGAGTCCAGTCAGAAGCCTCAGAAGGGTCACCCTTTGGAGTGATGTACTTCTCGATCCTATCTGCGAAGAACACATTCATACGAGTCTCCGAATCAGAAACCCTCCACATCTTTACTGCATACAACTTCTTGCGTGGATTCTCTGGGTCATAGACCAGAGCCATACCTCGTGGGCTGTTAAGGGTAATGTCCCACTCACCATCACCATTAGGCCACACAATTGCAAACGTATCGCCATACTCTAGGGTGCGACGGTGAATCTCGGGAGCCTCTAGGTCCAACTGGTTGTGTTCAGCGACACGATTAACCATCTTGGTTGCTTCCTGGGTGGTTCCCTTTAGGTTCTTTAGTTCTAGACGATCTAGAACGGCATCTACTACCGGGCGGCAGAAGTTCAACTTAGAATCGTAGTCGGTTCCAAATAGGCGTGCGTTACGGGCCGAAGCGAATCGCTCAGCAACATCACCCTCGTAGTATTCTTCTGCCTTGATGTAAACACTCTGCCTATCTAGTACAGAGCGTACGTAATCCTTTAGTACTGTCATTTTGTTAGTTATCCTCCGTGTAATTGAATTGCCTTGCCCTTACCGCGAGGCTTGGCTTGTTAAAATAAAGCACACCTGAAACCACAGAGTCCAAAACGTCGTCATGTGGAACCCTTGGGAAAGCAAGCATCTGCTCTTCCAGAGAAGCGAAGTGACCGGTGTGGCGCACATAACCCTTGCGGTAAAGATCGTGTGCCTGTGCTGCTCTCACTTCCTTCTTTTCCTTCTGGTGAACACCACGGTACTTGGCCTTTACACCATTGAAAACCTGCTTCCACAAATCTCCACCCTGGTTGGTCTCCACATAAAGGAGTTTAGCATTGTACTTTTCAATAAGCATATCTACGTGTTCACGCAATTCGTCAGAAGTCTTCCTGACCTGTTCTGCGTGACGTACATACAACTTCCCGTCCGACCCTCTAGAAATTACAGAAAGGCCTGTGTAGTCGTTTGTACGCTTAGTCGTGACCGCAGGGTCCACTGAAAGCAAAGTGTTTCCAAATGACTCGGGCTCGTCCACGATAATGTCAGTATCATCCCAGTATCCACCATCTAGGGATACGGGCTTGTTCATCATGTTCATCAGGAAGTCCCTGGTACCGCGCATTGCGTTAAGAACCTCCATAGACCACTTCTCAGGCCACAGAGAATGCTCTGTACCGAATTCATCGGTAATAATGGCAGGATAGTAGTGGCAGTTAATGTTGTGGTCTACAACCCACTTGTAGTCGCTCTCAAGGGACTCTCTGAAAGCCTCTGGTTCACCATCCCAAGCATCCTTCCACTCACCAACCTTACGAATCTGATCAATAATAGAGTCAGGCATGGTCGTAGTACCAACAAACACCATAATGGCGTTCATGTTCAAGTAGAAGTGTGCTGAAAGCAGTGTGTTTAGACGCTTACGTGCTTCGTGACTTGAATAATTGGACTCAGTAGGCTCAATATCGTCAAATAGAAGTACCTCGGGGCGTCTACCGTTCATGTTTGCTCCTAGGACATTGGAATCAGCGCCCGCGACCTGAAAGATGAAGCCATTAGATCGCTGAGTAACGTTCCTATTGTCCTGGTAGGCCCTAGCCTGATTACTCATCTTCAAAGGGGCACATAGTTCAGGGAAATCGTTCTGCAAAAGTTCATTGGTCTGAATTTCAGTCTTGAAGTTCATCAACCAACCCTTAGCCTGAGTATCAGAGTCAGAAAAAGCGATGATGTACTTCTTGTGTTCATGTGCTGCTGCCCAAATAGGAAGGATGTTGAAGGCCCATGTTGACTTACCCGCCTCTCGTGGAGCAATGAAAGCGTCTCGCTGACGTACCCCGGCCTTTAGTGGTCGCATCCAGTTCTTTGCATACTCAGCCATATCCAAGTGGAACTTAGACAATGTGATTGGCTCAACAGAATCAGGAGCCTTCAACTTGTGTGGCATGTAGACCAATGCGAACAACATTGGGTCAGCCCTCGTCAATGCAATACGACCTTCCTTAGTGTTCAACAGGCGTGGGTCGAATTCACGTACTGCGTCCTTAATGCTTACCATGTACCTTCTCCTTGTAGTTAATTATGACTAGATCACTAGTCCTTTCTAGTAGTCCTTACTTTTTAGCATAGTAGAAATATGTAAATGGTCACACAACTAGCAAATCTGAAAACGATTTAGAAGTGAAATTTGTGACCATTCACCCGTCCAGCGCAATCATATGCATCAATATGCACAATCATGCATCATGCTTGACCTCATCCATCAAATCATTCGAACGCTTGTTCTCTTCTTCGATGATCTTCATGATTTCCAAATCCATTTCACCAACAGACCTAGACTCATTAATAGAAGTAGACTTACCCTTAACTAGTAGCCATGTATTAGCAAACTTCTGGTAAGACTCAGACAACTTCTTCATGCTATCTGCATCTAGTTCCTTCTCTACTAGTTGTTCATGTACTCTATTCATTCCTTCTTCTGCTACACGGATTACTTCTTCATCCTTATACCATTCACGTACCGCCGCCGCGCTAGCCTTTAGTGAATCAACAGTAATCTCAATGTTACGTGCATCACACCAACGCTTAGCAGTAGACCAAGAGCCGGGGTATCCAAGATCACGCATTGCCCTTGAAATACCTACCTCAACAGCGAGGGAGATAAATTCCTCAATCTGCTTATCTGAAAATACGTTGTTTGCCATGTTTTGCTTCAAATCCTCTCATTTTTGCCTATTTTGGCGTAATTGACTCAAACTTTAGATGGTGCGCGTGTATTCATGGGGTAAGACCTAAATAACCACTGTTCAGACCTCTCAAATCTTCATCCTGACCGTACTACTCTCTTTCACACGATCATTCAAACAGTGGCTCTACTCTCGTATCCTTTTCATACTTCTATTACTTACTACTTAGGTCTTTCCATAGGATGCTTCTTGTACCGCGCCCTTTAATATACTGAGTCATTTCACATTCTAGTTTGAAACCGTTTCTTATGCCAAAGCAACTGAATTAGGTCCATCACCAGTGGGGGTGGTATTATCCCCCTCATCGTCCTCATCCCCTTCACTCTTTGTTTCTGTGTAACGGATGATGCTCTGTAGAATGCTGATCAATGTAGCAAGCAGACTTACACTTAGTAGTGTCTGCCATGCAATTGCTCCTACTCCTACCGCGCCTGCTACAAGTAGCAACGAAACTAGTGTCTGGCAGAATGTGTTGACTGCCCTCTTGATGGTGTCCCTAAAAGGATCGTAGGCCCATACAGCCTTAATCCCCTTAGAGAGCCGATTTACCTTCTGTACCATTTATCGTCGGTTGATGAGTGTTACA